TCTGTAACATGGCTTGATGATATTTTTGGACTTGGAACACGAAAATAAGTAGACAGATTTGTACCTGCACCATATGTTGTTCCATTAGTCATGACTAATGTTACACCACTAGGTACTCTAGCGTAATATCTACTTCTTGCGTCTGGATGTCCTTGTGCTTGATGTGTAGTAAATGAAACAGTTTGATTTGATTGGTTTGTATTAGTTGTAGATACTGTTGTTGCTACATTACCTGTCATTCTTGTTAAATCTGTTCCACCTGTACTTGAGGGTGTAACAGTTACACTTCCAGTTCTTGAGCCAGAAGCAAATGGCAATGTTCCACCACTTGATATTAAGCCACCACCTTTAATGTCAACTGTACCTGTGCCATTATATACAATAGGTGTAGATGCAGTACCTGTACCAGATGCACCTATTAAATTTCTATTATTCATATCAAGAATAATTTTGGCATGATTTGCATTGTTATTAATAGTTAAAGTGCCTGTAATATCTGCAGTTAATCTATAAAATTGTACAGGAAGGGCATCTTTTGAACCTGCCTTTGTATTTAAAGTTCCTGCAGTATCAACTGTTGTAAAACCTAAATTAGATATAAAAGGTACAGACATTTTATACTCCTTATGATTTAACTGTTTCTACAAAACTAAATTTACTACTACCCTGATAAAAAGCTGAAGCAAATTCTACTGCATTTCCAAGACTTAACCCTTGTGAATTAGAAGGATAAGCTAGGGTCAAAGTGTTATTAGATGTGTCTATTTTATCAACAACAATAAATTGACCTACAGCTAAACTGCCCTCTGCAAGAGTTAAAGTAATATTACCACTTGTACAATCTACTCTTTGATAGATAGATTTTGCAGAGCTTGGTGTTAAAGTGCTTGTTGATGTAATAGCTGATGGAGCACTAAAAGAATTTGCATTGTAATATGTGCTCATATCTGTAACTGCAACTTGTTTCATTGTGCCATCATCATTAAATACAACTCTGTCTGCGTCTGCTACAGTTGTAGAAGTTGCAGAAGTTCCACCATCCATGATATTTAATTCAGCACCTGTAGATGTTATTGCTGTACCACCTAGCCTTAATGAAGCAATATCTAATGCATCAGTTGCATCTGTTACTTTTGCACCACTACCTGCACCATCAGCATATATAATTTTTTTACTGCCATTTGCTAAAATAACATTGCCACCAGAACCTTGTGTAAAAGTCACTTGCTGTCCACTAGCATTTTCGACAATATAAAATTTATCTTGTGTATTAGGTGTTATGGTAATTGTGTGAGCACCAGAAGGAGAGCCTCCTAAGACTAAAACCTTGAACATACCATCTGTCAATGTACCATCAGTAGTTGTTAGATTAGATGTTGTTCCAGATAAAGAAACTGCACCCACACCACTTAAAGCTCTATCAATAATATCTAAATTAAGATTTGTTGTATTACCCCAAGTACCTGCTTGTTCTCCTGAGCCAATTTTTTCTATGGCATTATTGCCTGTGTATGTACTAGCCATATTAGTCTATCCTTATGATACCAGTAGCTCCCGCGGCAGGAAACACAATTCTAAATGTTCCAGATGCAACTGTGAAATCACCTCCAAAAGCCAAAACTGCTATAGCTTTGTCACTATTAGTGCTGTTGTATATTAGAGCACCATTAGCTGTAAAAGAAGCTGATGTCCAAGTTGGGTCATCTGCATCAAAGTGTGCTGTTGTTCCTGTAGTTGAAACTGCTTTATTAGTTAATGTTACTCCACCTGCTGTATACCCTGTGCCAGATATTTCATTTGATGTAGAGTACGCTGTTGTTCCTGCACCTAAATTTGCACTACTTGTATATAATGCAATTTTTAAAGTATCAGCAACTAAATCATGTCCTTCATCTAAAATTTCAGCCTTAAATGAAGTGCACATTGCTTGTTGAATAGCCATAATTTACTCCTTATATTCCTGCTTCGTATTCACTAGCATAGTTTCTAGCCATTTCTTGTTGAAACAATGCTATTGCTTCATCAAACTGACCTTTATACAAGTTTACAGTATCTGGAGCTTTAAGAAAAGTAGAAGTTTCATAAAGGCAAGCAGATAATAAAACTTGCTCTGCATTATCGCCAATCCAACTATTAGAGTTATTGGCTGATAATCCTGTTTCTAAACCTATAAAATCTACCTCATAACTTAATGTGGCAGATGGTACAGGACTTACTAAAATTTGTATACCAGAAGTAGTAGCATTTTTTGTTGCATAAAATTCTGGGTCACCTTGTGTTGTTACATTAGGACTAAAATCTCTGATGTAACTATCTGTTCTGTGTTTAAGAAAAATCACATTGCTTGAACTATTTGTAAATTGCACCTGTCTTATCATTCGTGCATTTGCCACATCATATGTGGATGTTCCTATAACAAAATTACTTGACAAAGTTTGTCTAAAACAAGGCAAATTAGGCAATCTTGAAAAAATCATACTTTCAGCTTGTTTAATTATTTCTGGTATTGATGTGTCTAACTCTGTGGAATCATCTTCTATAAATCTTTGTATACTTGTCTTTAACTGTGTAAAGTTCATTTAATTACTCCATGTCTGCTCATTCCAAGCACCCTCATTCCACCCTGCGTTTACAGAGGCTTCTTCATTACCTACTCTACCTAATCCAGAAACACCAGATAATATTTCTACAACTGTGTCAAGTGAGACATTACCTACTGCACCAGTACCTGCCTGTCCTGTCATTGCTGATGTATCTATAGATGGAACTTCTGCTCCTGTTGCACCAGTACCAGAAACAGAGTTTACTGGATTCGGACCTATGAATATATCTATTGTATGACTACCTATGGCTGTAATACCCTCAATATTACCATCTCCACCCCATATGCCATAATTCCAATACTGCTGATTCCAACCTGTTACGCTTTGCTCTAATATTTCATTTTCAGCAACTTCTAATCCTGTTGATGCTGTACCAACTGCACTTGTAGGTATTATGCTTAAACTTAATTGATTACCATCTGTTTCTCCAAAGACACCAATCGCACCTGTTCCAGAAACTCCACTTGGGCTTGGCTCTGAACCAACAGTTTCATTGCCTGTTGCTCCTGTACCTGCCTGACCTGTCAATGCACCAGTTTGTGTATCAAAACTCTCATCTCCAGTCGTTCCTGTTCCACCAACACCATTTTGGTCAAAAATAAAATCAAAGTTAAGTGAAACTGTGCCTATATTACCTGTGCCATTTGTTGAGCCTACGACTGCTCCTGTATTAATTAGACCAATAGCACCTGTACCTGCTAAACCAGTTTCTGTGATAGCTATTTCGTCTTGCTCTTCTGCATCACCTATATTACCAGTAGCATTTACACCTGAAACAACTGCTCCTGTATTAAATGTACCTATAGCACCACTACCTGCTACTCCTGTAACTGGCTCATTTAAAGATATACCAACAAAACCTACTCTGCCAAAAGTGTTGATACCTACTGATTGTTGAGACCTAGCTAATCTTGATAAAGCAATACTTTTTGTAAAACCAATCAGTATTTCTACATTTTCTGGGTCATTGTCTGGTCTTGGATTTTGTAATGCTGTGGCATCAACCACATTTTTTGCAGGTGTTAAT